ATGAGTTAACTCACCCTCTGTATCAGGCTTAATAGGGTTCAGCATAGATAGCTCAACATACAAGTCTGTAAACGCATAGGTATTTATAGATAGTGCATCAATATAGTCTTTAAATTCCATTGGTTGTGGGAACCTTTTATCTATGGACGGACAATGACCTCTTGTGTCTATATGTACTTCTCCAAAGAGATAAAATGTCTTCATCTTGTTTTGTCCGTCAATTCCTGCTAGGGAACCAGATGCGATACGATAAAAAGTATATGGACCTTCAATGTATGGTGGAGTTACTCTTGGAGCATGAAGGAGGTTATGTACAAGTCTTTGTAAAACAACATCATCCTTTGATGCATATCGTTTCTTTTCATCAGATAAATGTTGAATGTAAACTGCATTGTAAGTGTTTTGAAATGCTTCAATATGCTGTTTTTCGTTTGTTGATAAAGTGATGAGCTCTCCAGTATCACTTTTTGATTCCATTTATTATACAGAAGATTATTTACAATATGATTTTGTTTATCTCCTACAACATTATAGAAATCAATTCATCTTGCAATGCTATCGACGATATGAACAAGTGTCCAAATACTGATAGAGGATGTTTTAATGATACAGATGTCCAATAGTATATTGGTAATTAAACTTAAATATTCTATAAATTAAGTAAAACAACTTAATAATTTAAACTCATTATCAATATGGAAACCATTAAGTCAAAGAAAAAGGAGAAGTTTTTAGCGAATGCATCATTTGAAGCATCAAAGTCACCGATGTTGTTCAGACACGGCTGTGTTGCTGTATATGATGGAAAGCAAATTGCTTCAGGTTATAATTACTACCGAACATATTCAAAGGATAAAACTATATTATCAGAATATAGTTGTTCTATGCATGCAGAAATGGATTGTATAAGAAAAATAAGGAAAGGCAGGTTTAGAAGTAAACTGAAAGATATTTGTTTGTATGTTGTTCAAATAAGTAAAGATTGTAAATTCAAGAATTCAAAGCCTTGTTCTAATTGTACTTCAGTATTAAAAGTTAATAAAATAAAGAAGGTCTATTATACGATAGGTGAAGGATTTGTATGTAGTAAGATTGATGCTATAGTCTCGAGGGACTCGTTTGGTACTACCTATTTGAAAAATATAAAAAATGTGGATTGAATATAAATTCAATTTATATATTTATTGATAATATAAACATGAATAAAACGAGTCTAGTTCATCATCCAGTTTATCTTTCATTTGAAAAGACGGTGGTATGCAGTGAATGCTTATTATATTATACCTGTAAAGATTGTATAAGAGTATGTAAAAGGGAGATACTTGACACTTCTAATTTTGTATATTTCCAGTATGATTGTAAAGAGTGTTTGAAGCGAATTAAGATTCTGTTATGCAGTGTTTGTAAAAATATCAAGTGTAAAGGGAAATGTAATAAATCAGTCTGTAAAACAATTTAATTAAATATTATTAATATTTAATTGAAAATCAAGGTTAAATTCATCATTCATAAACAGCCGTTTCTTTCCGAATCATCTCTTTGGACTTAAGGTATACTGATATTGTGCCGAGATTTCCAACATTTGACCTAAATAAGATGGGTAAATCTCTGCCTGTATAGATATGTAGTTTTGTATTCAATCCTGAAATTTTCATTATTCTTTGAAGTTGGTCAGTTGAAAAAGTAGATTCAATCACTTCACTTTCCTTCTTCTCTTCTGAATCGTCATCATCATCGTCGTTATCACCGAAAGATACACTCCTCTTAATGATGCTATCAACATCAGCAATGAATTCAATATAAAAGTTCTTGGAAACAACTTTTATATTATTGCTTCCAATACTACATATGTCCTTGCACATCTTCTGAAATTCAGAAGAATTCACGATAATAGGTCGACCATATCCTGTTGGTACTTCAATATCCAACACTTGAATATTCAATATCTTGATATAAGATGTTGTTGTCCTTGTGTTCTCTTTTGGAATCGTCTTAATTTGTAACTCGTCTGATGCATCCGTATCAATATTCATCTGTAAAGAATCCTTTTTCTTAATCGATTTCAAAATCTTATGGAAATGGTTTAAATTTAGCCCGATACATAATTTATCTTTATCGTTTGATTGGAACTTGTAAGATGTAAAATTCTCAGATGACAATGTTAAATCAATTAGTGTCAATTGTGGGTGGTCCATAATCCTGAGATTAATACCATTATTATCAATTGCGAAGTAGCCTGTTTTAATATTATTTGTTAGTAGTTCAGATAGTATCTTGATATAATAAGCTTCGCTTGTTTTGCATTTAAAAATTGGCATTTTATTTTTTTGTAGGTTTAAAACTTTAAACAATGAATTAAAATCTTTTTTAATTATAAATGAGCGAAGATAGCAACGTATTATATTATCCCGTAATGTATCTAGATGATAATGACTTTCAAGGAGATGAACTCGTCCTTCCAAACGATATGCAAAACCAAAAAGATGTTGTCGTTATGTTTCAAACCTCTTGGTGTCCCCATTGCACAACTGCAAAACCTGATTTCCAAGAGTTCGCAGAAAAGTATCAAAATGAAGTCTTTTGTGCAACAGTTCAAGCCGATGGTGATACTCAAGCAGAGAAAACTCTTGGAAAAAGAGTAAATGAAATTATTCCCGGATTCCGAGGATTTCCTGATTACTGTATATTTGTCAAAGGAAAAAGAGTTAATAAACAAATAAAGGACCGTTCCATTCAGGGACTTATTGAATTTGCAAATGTATAATCTATTTCATAATAATAAAGACATCAGATGATAAAAATAGAGAAAAGTTCTGACCGTTCTCAACTTGGAACTGCAGTTAACTTACAACAATATATCACTTCGGACAATAAGAAGATTGTTACAATTATTGCAGAGTATCATGACTATAACTTCAATTGTATAAATAACAAAGACATATCTCAGTATTGTTTTGAAGAAGTAAATAACAATAAAAATTGCCGTATACTACTTGAATATAGTAAATACGATGACCCAAAAACGATAGGTTCAAAAACGATAAATACAACCTATAAAAAACTTGTAAAACATAATAAACAAAAGCATATTATTCCAATTGATTATCGAACTCTATTTCTTAGAGCGAACGGACAATCAAATATATATGATATCGACTGGCGTAAAACCAACTACACAAAAGAGAAGGTTATAAAGAAGTTTATTCAACCTTTTTACAGTCTTGCAAAAAAGATATTTACAATAGATTCAGACCACTATACATACGATTCATATCTCAATATACAAAAGTATATTATGAATGATATTGTTCCACAGTTTGATTTTATACTCAGAAATATTGACAATCTCGATATGGGTCATTTACAAGAAGAACTCAAAATCAATTGGAATAAGGTAATGGATATTGGTATCATTATCACTATCCTAAAGAAGGGGAAATTAGATGAATTCATATTGATAGCTGGAGTAAGACATTGTAAAAATCTACAGAAGATGTTGAATACTTACTTTAAAAATGACTTCAGATTTCTTCATGAACAACACGGTGATAAAGGTAAGTGTATACAACTAGAAGAGACAAATGATAAAGTGAATCTCAAATAAGAATGAGTAAGAATGAGTAAGAATGAGTAAGTGATAAATTTAAACTTGTTATCAGTTTAAATTTATTAGTAGATTGATAATATTTCATCAAGCCAAATGCAATCTTTATCGAAGCCTAAATAACATCCTGACGTCTTACATTTATCGATTGTAAATTTGCTCAAATCGACGGTATCTAATCTGGTTCTTTTATTAATTTCATTATATTCCAGTATCCTTTCATACAGACAATCTTCGTTAATATCATGTTCTTGAAAAGCTCGTTTCAACTTTTCAAACAGTTTCCTTTTATCAATGCATGGTCTAATACACTTCTTTCCTTCTTCTACATCTTTAAAAATGAGTTTGAATCGACTCGATAATTTATCAACTATTGATAATGCACTTTTGTTGGGCATATCCTCAGGCTTTACATTTAAAACATTATTAGCTTTTTGAAATAAGCTCAACGTCTTGTTGCTCTCTAATCTATCTGTTTCATATAATTCAATAAAAATATCACAATTAAAAGTAGGTTGTATTTTCAGGATTTCCTTTATGGCAACTATACGGTGTTGACCGTCAAGTAGTCTTACCTTTCCCTCTGAACAACGAACCACTTTAAATGTTCCGATAACATGTTCTTGTTTTGTAAATTGTCTTGCTAAACACTTTATATGTTCGATATTTAACGGTCTTTGACCAGCCCAAATTTCAATGTTTTTTACAAACTTGTCGGCTTGGGTAACATAAAACTTTACATTTGCATTCTCATACAAAAGATTACCCAAAAAAACATCATTTTCTGTTTCAGATTCAGATTCAAAATCCGAATTCGTTTCTACATCTACTGACATGTCTAACGTATTCTCTTCTACTAATTTAGACTCATTTTCAGTATTAGATAATTCATAACCAAATATTTTACTAATTGAGAACATTTCCTACTATAATCAGATTCCATTCTGATATTTCAATTTAAGAAAAATAGAGATAATCAAGCTAAATTCATATCTAATTTCTAAAACAAAAGAAACAAGAAAAGAATGATTCAATATAATCAATTCTTTCTTCAATCTTAATACCCCCTGAATTATGTCCGTTTATTTCTCGTTCAAGTGCTTTCTCTAATCCCTTTTCGTATTCGAAATCGCTATACTCGTTTTGATTATCAAACTCATTACTATTGAAACACATTTATTTATTTCAAGATTGAATTAAATAGAAATTAAGCCTGATACTTTGGAATTATATGTTTTAATTTTAGAGTTGATATACAGTTCGAAATAATTACTGTAATCATCAGACTGAAAATAATCGACGCAGCCATAAAGAAGTAGATGTATATAGTTAAATTTTGGTCCATTTATTATAATTCTCTTAGATTTTAAGTTGTAAAACAATATCTTTTTCTATAATAAATATTAAATGACTAGTAAACCGATTCCGTTAAATAAAAAACTATATGAAAAAGTAAAATTAGAGACGAAAAGCAGGTTCAAAGTGTATCCTTCTGCTTATGCAAATGGATGGCTTGTTAAAGAATACAAACGAAGAGGAGGAACATATTCAGGCAAGAAACCAAAGGATACAGGACTAACGAGATGGTATCAGGAGAAATGGATAAATGTATGCGAATTACCAAGGATAGTAAGATGTGGGCGTTCTCTTAAAAATGTTCCCATTCAAATATGGATGAAACAGTATCCTTATTGTCGACCGTATTATAAGATAACAAAAGGAACACCAAAAACGGTTAAAGAGATATCAAGGGTAGAAATCAAACGGAGATGTGTTAGAAAACGGAAAGACCCAACAAAAAGAGTAGTATAATTCTATTCTGTATTTGATATATGACTCCTATTTCTTCCATTATATAACACAAAATATTATTAATTTTAAATTGAATTATCGGTTAACTTTATCGTAATTAATAAATGAATCAATTCGATAAGTTCAATCATAATTTATATTATTTATTAAATCCAACTGTATTTCAGCCTTCGAGATTTGTTAATAACAAATACGGTCGAAAATACACTCGTTCTGATTATGAGAACGATAAAACGATGGGTTGTCGAGGAACTTCATTTTATCTCTTTGCGTCGTTAACCAATGGCATGCAAGAATTAAATGAAAGCATCTCGAAGAGGGAATCTTTAGAGTCTTATATTTCAAAATATGAACTGTTATCACCATCGAAAACTGTGAATACAGAAATAGACATTCCGAATAAATCAATTGCTATCGTGAGTCTATTTGCCCGTGTATTTGAACAATATTATGTACCGTGGCATACCTTTATTCTCATTCGTTTTGATAATCCATCTGGAAACAACTTTAAAATCTTACAAAGTTGGAATGACGAAGAATTAATAATTTCTATAAATGAGTTAAGTTTGAATTGGTGTTCAAGTCCATCTGATTGTTTATTATCAATTGTTCAAAATAGAGACGTCAAATGTTGGGAACGATTATTTGGACATAAAACGGTTGTCAGTCTGAAGGAAACTGAAACAAGTGAAAATCTTAAGTTTCAGTTCAATTTCCAAGTGTTAGTTGACGATATCGATTCTTCTTGGTATTAAAGAATAGTTTAGTAAACAATATAATTTTATATTGTTTATCAATTTGTGGAGGTAATCATAGCCTGTATTGTGAGCGTGATAAGTAGTATATTTGGTAGCATAAGTAGAATCATAAGTTGGTGTTGTCGATATATAACTGCTATAGTTAACATTATTTGGATTTGAAGGATAACTTGAGGAGGGATATTGTTATAAGATGTTTTGTTAATAAAATACATTTTATTAGAGGATACGCTTAGTTTAAACTGATTCAATCTGAATCTGATTCTTTTTCGTTTTCATCAGAATATTCAAAATCTGAATCTTCATCAATGTGAGTTTTTGCCCTGCAGACAGGACAAGTATACTTCTGTACGAGTTTTTGGAAACAACACCTACAGATATAATGATTACAATCTACTGTCTTCGTCATAGTGGTCTCATAACATACACAACATTGCTCTCCGTCAACAAACTGAGTACCAAAAGGTTCGGTGTATTCTTGAAAGTTACCTGTTATTTTATCAAATTTGAGCTTGTGAACAACATCATTAATAAATGTTAACATATCCTTTATATTTTCCTCTGTAAATTCATTATTCTCTCCTCTTTCGAACGAACAAGAATAGACAAATAGATTCTTGTAAGGAGGAAATTTATCTCTCAGTTCAAAAATCATATGAGAACAACGTTTAGAACAAGGAATTTTTAAGGCTGATTTCACTTTAATGTTATCGATTTTTGAGATACTACTAAAACCCATACAGTAGTGACCACCTTCATTATTTGATTTATCGATAATATTTTTATATTTTCTATAGCAATGGTTTGCAATTAAACTGTATAAATTGTTATTTTGATTTTCCATTATATTCTAATAATTATTCATTAATTTTTAAACTGTAATCAAATTTATTCATTGTTTCATCTACATAAGAATTCCAATATGATTTTGATACTAGAATGATAGAAATCGATTCTTTTCGCAGTTATGTTATACCATCTATCAATTATTCTTGGTTCTATTACGATAAAGTCTGTTGTTGGAACTCCCCATGATGTTAAAAAGATATAGTTCTGATATAGTATAACAGCTCTGATAATTCCTCTTGTAATTTGATTGTACAATATATCGATTACTTTAACCATTTATTTTAGTCTATAATAATAAATCAAATGAAATCGATACATGTGGAAGTGGTTTGATTATTACTTTTTTAAAAGTAATAATGTAATAATGTAATAATGTAATAATGTAATAATGTAATAATGTAATAATTTTAGACTGAAAGCAATTTAGACTTGCATGAATAATTCGTTTTTACATTCTATGCAATATACATTGGGATTATTTGGATTGAACTGAATTGCAACCTGTTCACAGTTACAACATAATACTCTTGTTTCCCTAACCAATCGAGGTCTACGGATATTACTAGACTTACAAGAGTCGCATATATGAATTCCTTTCTTGATTGTATGAATCTCATATTCACAGATTGGACAATAGGTTAAATTTATCTTGGTTTCATTTGTTGAACAGTTATTGCATACAAAACCATATCTGTCCTTTTTAAAAGAGAATGTGGAATTATCACATCTATAACACATCGCCTTTACCATTGGAGATAAGCCGTTATTAAACCTTTTTTCACATTCAATACAGAATGTAACTCTGTTTTTATCATAAGTACTTGTTAGAGCTGAACATCCGCTACATATTGCCTTGTAACTTCTTCTGAGCATTACTTTGTCGATACAATTGGTGCTTTGACAAGGGAGAGGATATACCTTTTCATTCTTTACTTCTTGACTGTTTCTCATCTCTCTCTCGAATTCAACCCTTTCAAACTCTCTGATTTTCAAATTATCGATATCGATAATGAAGTCATTATTAATAATAATTTTGATGTGATTATTAGCCATTTCCTAATTTATTCTTTAAGTTCGCTTTAAATTCAATTTAAGAGATTTTTCGGGTAACTTTGAACGGTGATTGACTTCCGTTACTTTACGATAGGATTATTTAGGAGCTATATTAAATTATTTAAACAATATAAAGAGGAACTAAAAATGGTCGTTAACAATAAGAAAGTAAAGAGAACTAAAAAACCAAGTCAAGAAGGTGTTCTAGAAACGAAAGTAGAGAATTATAAACCAAAGGGAGAGGTTACTGGTAATCTGTTTACTAATCCAATGATAGAATCGGCTTTGAAGTCCTTGTCTCCTGAAGAACTGTCTAGGTATAGAGCTTTAGGTGAGGAGATGTACGGGACAGTTGATTTTGAAGAGAATAAGATTCTCAATAATACTCCTGCACCAATGTACGAGGCAGGAGCATATCTACGAGAGCAATTGAAATCAGGACTTCATCCGTCAATGATGGATGATGACGAGAAGAGATTGATGGAAGAGTTATTTGGTAAAGAATGGTATAAGGAATGGGGTTATGTAGAAGGTGATTTAACCGATATCGTTACCTTGTTTAGATAATATCGAGAGTAGTATTTTATATTGAATATCAATATAAAATTTTATAATGTAAAATATATTTATTATGATAAATGGATAAAAAGAGTAATGGCGATTCTCAACTATGGGAAGTAGCTAAAAATGTATCTATCGACCACCGTGTGGTTGTGATTATCGTATTGTTGATATTACTTCTAATCACTCTAACATTCAAGTTCTCTGGTAGTGAAAAATTTATGAGAGCAAATGATATTTTTTCAAAGGGATTTGCAGTTATAAATTTTGTACTAATTATATACGTAATCTATATCAATATCCAGTATAATGCAAATAATGATGAAAGAGCAAATAGAGAGCAGTCTTATAAAATGTCAAAATATTTATGGTCAGATACGATTGATAATATGGTAAAGTACTTTCCAGAAACGTATATATTCTATAATCAACTTGAACAGTTTGATACAAGAACAGAAGAAGAAATACTAGCAGAACTCAAACCAAATGAGTCTAAAACGAAACTGTTAAATTGTTATTTTAGTAACATAATAGTACAAAACTTGGAAGACTTCTTAACACTAAAGAAATATTTAACAACAATTGACCATCTATCATGGGTAGTCACATTTTATCAGATGTTTCAGTCTAAAATTCTACAGGAAAATTGGAAAGAAGTAAAAACAACATTTGCACCAAATACAAGTAATGTTATTCAGCAGTTTGTTGATATTGGAATTAAAGCTGAAAAAGAAAAATTATCAGAAGGACAAGTTGCTGAATTACTTAAGAAAATCGATTTCACCTCTTAATTTCAAACTGAATCGCAACAAAATATTTATTATTGATAATAAATATTGTAATATGTTTACCGTTGTTACCCGCTGTATTTCCATTTGGATTTACAAGACATGCATTGGGCGAACGTAGTCATCGGTTCATCACAACTTCTTGTTTGTTTTGAATAGGAGAATACTCGTTTGCTACCACATCTACATTCGAGTGCACCTTCTTCAATCTCTATTGGGTTCATTACAAATTCATCCTGTTCTTGAAGTGCATTTCTCACTATATCAAATGATGAATGTTCCCATCCAATTTTCTTCTTTTTTATATTGTTGAGCACTTCATTTCTATCTTTACCGGATTTGAGGTCTTGTACAATTTGAAATACATTCCTGATATATTCACAGTCAAAAGAATCGGGGGTCTTATTTTCTCGCTCTGTTATATTATAAATCCACTTCTCTATGATAGTGATGTTGTTCTCTTTCTTAATAACGATATTGATTGCTGTCTTT